AGGATCGATAAGGCCGTGCTCGATGTCAAACAAATCTTATTTGCTGGCACTTCGAACCAAAAGCGAAGAGTGTTGACAATTGAAGAAGCTCTTGCTGGGAGTGATGTTTCGGAGCATACTGGTCCAATCAACAGGTCATCCTCTCCTGGCTTTCCCTGGGTCCTTTTTAGGAAACCTGGTACGAAAGGCAAGACAGGATGGCTTGGTGATTTGGATGAATATGTTCTGGATCCTCTTGTAGTCAGAGCGGTTGAGCAAAGACTTGAGAAGGCACGTCGAGGTGAAAGAGCGATGACTATTTGGACTGATACGTTGAAAGATGAAAGGAGACCCATTGAGAAGGTGAAGGCACTGAAGACTCGTGTATTCGGCTCTGGTCCTATGGACTATACGATCGCGTTTCGGATGTATTTCCTTTCTTTTATGGCTCATGTTATGGATACACGTATTGACAATGAGCAATCTATCGGCACAAACGTCTACAGCTATGACTGGCTCCAGACTGTCAAGAAATTGACTAAGTATGGAGATAAGGTTATCGCTGGAGATTTTTCAACGTTTGACGGTACATTGAACATTGGCATTATGTGGCCATTAGTTGATGTTATCAACGAGTGGTACAACGACGGTGAAGAGAATGCCCTCATTAGGCAGGTCCTTTTTATGGAGGTCGTCAATAGCATTCATTTATGCAATGGCGGTTTCTATTCAATGGACCACTCCCAACCAAGTGGTAATCCAATTACAACAATCCTGAATTCTTTCTACAACTCAGTCTCGATGCGAATTGTTTTTGACATCTGCAAAGAACGTGCAAGTCTTGAAAGATCCACGGACATCAAATTTAACGATGTGGTGTCCATGGTATCCTATGGTGATGACAATGTTTTGAATATCCATGATTCTGTTATTGCGTGGTTCAACCAGAATACAATTACGGCTGGCTACGCAGTTATTGGAATGATTTACACTGATGAGACCAAATCTGACGGTGCAATGCGCGATTATCGTGGCATTGAAGAAGTGGCGTATCTTAAGCGTGGCTTCAAGAAGGGAGGGGCCAAGTGGCTAGCGCCGCTTGACCTTTCTGTTATCTTGGAGACTTGTAACTGGATTCGTCGTGCACCGGATGAAGATGAGGCTTGTCTTGTGAATTGTTCCAACAGCATCATGGAACTTTCAATGCATCCAGAAGAGGTTTTTAACATGTATGTCAAACAAATTAATGCAGCATGTTTGGACGCCTTCGGGAAGTTACCCCCACAGGAGACCTTCACACAATATTCTGAGTCTCGGCTGACAGAGTATGGTGTGTAAACAGGAATAAAAACCTTAAATTGAACTTTGCGTATCCCCCTGGAGTATCTCTAGGCAGCATACGTAAGCGTTGACAAACGATAAATGTGTTGTTGCTAATATCTCATTAGCACGATTTGCTTGTTTTGTCGTAATAAAACAAGTCGATAACGGTTAAGTCGGACTAAGTTAACCAACCATTACAAGACGAAAAGCTCTTGCCAATCCATCATTATGATTCGCTCTAGTGCTCTGGAGGACGTTACCTTCTAGTCTTTCAAAATCATTATTTTTAGGAGCTATTCGACATCCGTCGACTCCGCAAAATTAAGAACCAGTAATGCGTAGAATCAATTGCTTGATGAAACCCGGGTTTCAGGATAATATCCTGTTGTCTAACGGTAGTAGTCTGTGAACTTAAATGAAGCACAAAAGCGTTGATCTAGATTTGCATATCCCACAAGGGGTGTGCATCTTAT